TATACCTTATTATATATATAAAAGCGGAAAGAGGGGGATTCGAACCCCCGAACCGGTTTTGCCGGTTACACGCTTTCCAGGCGTGAACCCTCAATCCGTAATCGTTTATTTTTCAACACTTTACAAAACAGCCCTTTCTGAACTGCACGCATTTTGCACGCAAGCCCCGTTTTTAACACTCGCAGATACGCAATCACGCTCCAAGAAAGCACCCTCACCAAGGAGGAGCCAGCGAGCGGAAACACCATAATCACGAACCAGATAGGTGAGCCAGGACAGCTGGAACAAATCACGAGACGGATCCTTCTCGCAGCTGTTCATGTTCCACCGATTAATACCATAGCGGTCGGTGAAGGTTTTCTTTCCACGAATCACACGCTGCTCCTTCAGCAGACGAAGAGCCAGGAAGAACCGACAGGCGACCTTGACAGATTCAACACTTTGCATAACACAAACATTTAATCATTCAAAAACATCACCCTCATCTTCATCGTCGCCATAGACATCACCAGCATAGATAGCCTTTTCTACTTTATCCCAAACCTCCTTCTTTTCGGGAAGTTCAGAACGAAGGACAGACAACGCATTATAGCGAGGGCTTACCAACGACGGATCACCATCCTGCCCTGTCGCAATAAGCGCAAGGCTATCAAGCTCCGCATCCTTATATTCACGAGCCATCTGCTTTTCAATCCACTTCTGGCGAATAGCCTCCTCGGAGTTCCTGGAGGTGCAAGACCAAAGCGAGGTAAAGACAAACAGCACAAATAAGACCTTTTTCATTCATTTATTCATTTACGAAATAGACAGGAGTGATACGAAGAAGAGACCTGTCATCTTCCGACATTTTAGAGTAATACCGAATCCATAGATCCAAGAATTCATCGCCATCAATAAGACGAACGCTCCTATGGGATTCACGAGCTGCCCGATGAGCCTCCGATGTAAACAAGCCAGAAGTAACCACCAAACCAGCATCACCATCACGATTAAGCAAGCCGACCAACTGACGAACGACTTCAACAGACACGGATGAGGAAGGCGTGTGCTTAACCTGCACCTTAACACGAGGGATGGTCGCACCAAGAGGATCATGGAACGCCAAGACATCAACACCGCCATCTTTTCCCTTTGGAGCCACGAACGGAGTGAAGTAACCCATCGCATGGAGAAGGGCAGCCACCATGTCCTGGAATTCGTAAGGAGAACGAGAAGCAATGGCAGCACGCAAACCTTCATCAGCACGCTCCTTCATTTCGCCAAGGGTGAGTGAGGCAGAACTTGCTGGGAGGATATCGCCAGACGGAGAAGCAGAAGCCTCGCCCGAACATTTCTTATAGGCTGCGGTCGCCAGGTCGAAGGCTTCAGACTCAGAAGAGGAAGAGAGACAAGCGACACCATCCTCGGTTAAATACCAAGTACCCCTCTGCTTTCGGATGAAGCCAGCAGCCACATAGCAGGAGGAATACCATGACAGGAAATTGTGCCAACGGACAGAACCTCCCACGTTTTCCAGCTCCCAGCCCGAAAAATCGCAACATTCCCCCAAGAGAGAGCGCAACACGGAAAGACGGCACGAACCACCCTGCTCTTTGAGCAAACGCATTGCAGCGAACATTACCTTCATGCCACATTGGGCAGTTCGAGAATACACACCAGCCATTAATTGCCTCCTTTCTGACTTTCCATCAAGGAGAGCAAGCGGTCAATTTGCTGGTCTTTTTTTTCCAAAAGACCAAGAAAACGCTCGGAGATGGTGGAAATTTGGTTTTGAGAACCCAAAACAGCCACCGAACTATCTGAAGCGTTTGCAGTCCCACCGCTTTCGTTTGGATAGAAAAAGCAAACGCTTTTGTTTGTAACACGAGCGATATCCTCCAAAAGCCCACTTTTCACATTGTCCGAGCGCAAGGCATTATGAAGCCTCTGGTCGCCCTCATAACCAAGCAAGCGAGACAATTCAGCAAGGGAGATACCCTCAGCCGCCAAAAGTTCCTTTATTTTTTGTCCTGTCATAACCTTTTGTAAATCAATTAGTTAAACATATAGCCCCATTTAGTTAAGACTAATTAACACACGAAAACGAAAGAAATACACAAATTTGTTTGGTGATACAAACGTTTTTGTGTATCTTTGCACTCGAAAAACGTTAGTAATAACGTTACAACGCACAAAAGTAAACAAAAAAGTTGAAATAACAAAATAAAAAGGAGAAAAAATGACAGAGATTGATTTGATGACTCCAATGGAGAGGAAGAGAAAGGAGCGCAACGAGGCAATCATCGCAGAGTTCAAGGAGCTCGCACCAAAGCTCACAGCGCAGGGAACGAAGCCATACCGCATACTGCGAGCATTGGCTGAGAAGCACGGAATCACCACCAGCGGTGTCCGTTTCATTCTGGTCGAGGCAGGCGTTTACGAGACTGCCGAGAAAGTAAGTAAATCACAATAAAAAAAAAGACAGGAGGCAAGACATGAAAAAGATTGAAAGAGGAATCATGTGGGCAGCAGCGATATCAGCCATGGTTCTAGGAATCACGCAGACAGCGACCGCCATCATCCGTGGCGAATGGTTCATGGCTTTTGTTTTTGGGGTGTTCATCGCAATAAGCAAAGGGATGATGGAAGCCCTGGACGCTAAGAAGAGAAAGGAGGTATCCGATGACGGAGACGCAGCCTAACATCAACCCAGCAGGACGGTACACCATCGCCAAGACCTGCGAGATTCTACAGATCAACCGCACCACCCTGCACCGCCACACCAAGAAGGGTCACATCAAGGTTTACTACCGCAAGAGTACGAACCGACCATTCTACAAGGGGCTGGACATTTTGAAATTTTGGCAGATTGCCATATAACATAAGTTTAACGTTTAGATTGAAGAAATTATGGGATTATTTAGTAACAAAGAGACAGAAGAGAAGAACGAGTTCGGATTCATCGGAGCTTCAGAGTGGATAAACGAACAGGCTAAGACTGCAAAAGCCTTCAACGAGGAGGACGACAAGATGGCTGGGCAGGACAAGCCAAAGCAGGCTCGGTTTCATGGAGAAATTGGAGCATGACAATGAGATGACAGCAGGCTCGAAAGAATTAATGAAACACTTGATAGAAATCATTTAATACAGCAACATGAGAATAGAATTCAAAACCATCACCATTAAGAACTTCAAGGGAGTTCTTGGCGAGAGAACAATCAACTTCAACCCAACGCTCACCCAGATCATGGGAGCGAACCACGCAGGCAAGACCACCATCGTGGATGCAGTACGCTGGGTATTGTTCGACAAGAACAGCGAAGGAATGCAGGTATTCGGCATTGACCCGAAGGACGAGAACGGACAGGTTATCCACCACCTCGACAATACCGTAGTGCTGGAATTGACAGCAGACGGAAAAGACTACAAGCTCGAAAAGGTAAGAACAGAGACCTGGACGAAGCCACGTAAGAAGGAGGAGGCAGAGATGAAGGGACACACCACCAAGTTCTTTGTCAACGAAGACAAGTACACCGCAAAGGACTATGCGGCATTCATTGACAGCCTCTGCAAGGAGGAGCTTTTCAAGATGCTGACAATGCCTTCATACTTCCCGAACCTTCCAGCAGAGAGCCAGCGCAAACTGCTGATTAAGATGGTCGGCAGCACCAGCGACGAAGATATCGCAGGCGACAACGAGGACTTCAAGGCATTGCTTACGACCCTGGCAGGTACGGACATTCAGAAGTATCGAGAGCAGCTCCGATACAAGATTTCCGAGCTGAAGAAGGAAATCGGGCAAATACCAAGTCGCATCAACGAGAACACCGAGGAGCTGAAGAAGCTGGAGAAAGACAAGCCGAACTTCGAGCTGACAAGAAAGAGAGTCAAGGAAATCGAGAAAGGCATCGAGAACATCGACAATGAGCTCACGGACTTAAGCCGCACCGTAGACGCAGATTTCAACGAGCGCACAAAGGAGCGCACCGAAATAAACAAGCTCAAGAAGCGCATGGAGGAAATCGTACAGAGCTACCAGGATAAGAACACGGCAGAGGAGCGCAAGCACAAGAAAGCCATCGACGATGCCAAGTACGAAATCGAGGTAACAGACAGATCCATCCGCAACGCCAAGGCTGCGGTCGAGGATGCGGAAGCGCAGCTCAACAAGATAACCATCGCAAGCGAAGACTTCAAGAACCGCTGGAATAAGCTCGACCAGACGACATTCTCCTGGGACGACAACCAGGAGGTCTGCCCTACCTGCCACCAACGCCTGCCACAGGAAGACATAGACCGCATGAAGGCAGAGATGGAGGGTAACTTCAACGACAACAAGAGCAAGCAGTTCGACGCAATGTACGAAGAGGCAGCCAGAATCAAGAAGCGCAAAGCTGACGCAGAGGCAACCATCAAGACCGCCAAGGACAACCAGGTAAAGCTGGATCAGCAGCGCACGGAGCAGGAAGAAGCCTTAAAGAAGGCGCAGGAAGCTCAGCCGAACCTCGTCTATCACACGGACGATGAGGAATACCAGCAGCTGCAGATGGACGTGAACACAAGAACAGCAGCCCTTGAAGCAAGAACCGCTGAAGAGACAAGCGATACCAGAGTGCAGCAGGAAGCCAACCTCAAACAGCGCAAGGCTGAGCAGAACCGACTCCGAGACGAGCTCCGAGATGAGCTGGCGAAGGAACAGCGCATCACCGACAAGCAGAACCGCATCAAGGAGCTGGAGGACAGACAGAAGAGCTTGAACCAGCAGCTAACAGACCTGGAGAAGCAGGACTACACAGCCGAGCAGTTCACCATCGCCAAGATTACAGACCTGCAGACAAAGGTCAACAAGCTCTTCACAAACGTTCAATTCCAGATGTTCGAGCCATTCATTACAACAGAGGGAATCAAGACGACATGCGAATGCACAATGCACGGCACGCCTTACAGAGACCTCTCGACCAGCGAGAAGATAAACGCAGGAATCGACATCATCAACGCAGCCTGCCGATTCAACGACATCTACGCACCTTTGCTCATTGACAACGCAGAGAGCATCACGGACATCTTGCCGACAAGAAGTCAGCAGATTCTCCTCATCGTTTCACGAGACAAGGAGCTAACGATAATTCAGTAACAATTTTAAAAAGAAAGTGATTATGACACAAACACCTCAACAGGGAGGACAGCAGCCGCAGACGCAGCTCACCTCACAGAACGCAACTGCTTTAAAGCGCATGCAGGAAGAGACAACGCAACAGATTATGGAAAGAGTAACAGGCTGGCAAGAGACAGGCGAGGTCGTCCTGCCAAAAGGCTACCACGTAGGAAACGCCATCAAACTAGCCTGGCTTTACCTCCAGACGGTAGAGAACCTGCAGCACCAGAAGGCAATCGACTACTGCACCAAGGACAGCATTTGCAACGCCCTCTTGAACATGGTCATCAACGGAGAATACCCACAGAAGCATTGCTACTTCATCATGTACGGCAACCGCCTCGAATGGCAGGAGCGATACCTGGGTAAGCTCATGCGAGCAAAGCGAGACACAGAAATCGGGAAGGTCAACGCCCAGGTCATCTACGAAGGAGACGAGTTCGTCTACACAATCGACGAGAACGGAGAGAAGCAGCTGGTCAAGCATGTGCCGAACCTTGCCAATATTGACAACACCAAGATTCTCGCAGCCTACGCAGTGGTCATTAACAAGGACGGCACACGCCACATCGAGGTTATGACAAAAACGCAGATCCAGAAGGCATGGGAACAGGGAGCCATGAAGGGCAATAGCGGAGCACATAAAAACTTCACAGACCAGATGTGCATGAAGACCGTCATCCAGCGAGCCTGCAAGATTGCCCTCGACAGCACCGCTGACCCAGGCGATGACGACGACGACCCAAACCACTACGACGAAGCGACAGCAGAGCGAGAGGCTGCACAAGGCAGACAGGCTATCGATGCAGAAGCGGTGGAGGTCAAGGACGAACAGGTAGCCGCACCAGCTCCGAAGGGACTCGAAGCTAACGCAAGCTACATCGACATGAGCAATACACAGCAGCCAGCAGCAGAACCTGCTCCTGCTGCCAACGCAAACGCAGGGACAGGAGCCAGCAGAGCCTGCCCATTGCCATAACCATAGGAGGGAAGAGCAATGAAGATGACAATCCTCGGAAGCAGCAGCAAGGGAAACTGCTACGTCTTGCAAAACGACAGCGAAGCCCTGATCATCGAGGCAGGCATGAGCCTCGCAGAGGTCAAGAAGGCACTCGGATGGGACATCGCAAAGGTGAAAGTTTGCATAATCTCACACCAGCACAACGACCACGCAGGACACGCAGCCGAATACGAGAAGGCAGGAATACCGCTGCTGGCTCTCCCCTCCGTTATTGAAGCCAAGAACCTGGAAGCAACCACAACCACCGCCATCAAGGATGGGTGCGGTTACATTTACGGAGGCTTTAGGATCCTGCCATTCAAGGTGAAGCACGACGTACCATGCGTAGGATACCTCATCGAGCACCAGGAGACAGGACGCATCCTGTTCTTCACGGACACCTACGCAATGCCTTACGATTTCCCGAACATCACCCACTTCATGGCAGAAGCGAACTACAGCGACGAGATTCTCGACCACAACGTCCTCGAAGGCTACATACCAGCAGCACTCCGAAGAAGAGTTATCACCAGCCACATGAGCATCGACAACACCATCGGAATCTTGAAGCGACACGACCTCACCAAGACGAAGGACATCCTCCTAATCCACCTTTCAGATGGAAACAGCAACGAGAAGGAGTTCATCACCAAGGTGCGGAGAGCTACAGGTAAGACAACGAGAGCTGCCAGCCCAGGAATGGAGCTGGACTTCGATAAAGGATTTATTGACATTTAAATTTTACAACATGGCAGAAGAAAAAGAAGAAAAAATCAAAATCGTAGAGCCAGGACGAGAGAACGACAAGCTCACGAAAATGGCAGAAGGAGTCTATAAGACTATCGATGACTACAGCGAGAAGAACGAGCTGCACTGCTTAGTTCTCATGGCAGACAAGACAGGAGGCGCATCCTTCATCATCGGAGACGAAAAGATGATAGCCAAAGAGTTCAAGGAGCTCACAGGATATCACGAGGCATTCAAAAAAGTTTTAAACTTGATAAAGAAATAACAACATGGAAAAAGAAGTAATTCAAGTAGAGATCCCAGCAGGCAAGAAAGCCGCATGGGTGGATGGTTTCCTCAAGCTCGTAGATGCAGAAGAGGAACAGAAGAAGGACGAACGTCCTATCACGGAGAGAGTGAAGACATTCGAGGATGCCTGCAAGGAGCTGGGCGAAGACCACAAGCTGGTACAGCAGTACAGAGCTATAGAAGGAACGCCACTGATGGATAGCATTGATGTTGTAGCATACTTCAAGCTGCGCATCATTACTGCGGCACTCAACGAGGGATGGGTACCACAATTCACAGAAGATGAAGAACGATGGTACCCTTACTTGACACTTTGGTTTGAAGGAGAGCTTGAAGACAAGAGCGACGAGTGGAAAGACGAAAGAAACCTACAAGTCCCTGTTGTTGTTGGTAGTGCGCACTCCGGCTCCGATGTCGGTGTTTCGGCTCTGGCCTCGGACTTCGTTGCGTCGGATTCGGTCACGTACGTCGGGTCTGCCCTCGTCTTCCGAAAAAGCGAAATCGCCCGCTTTGCGGGTCAACAATTCACAGAATTATGGGCAAATTATTATACAGGAAAGGAGGTAACATCATGGAGAAATATCTAGGACTTGAATACGAAGACCTTGCAGAGCGAGAGCAATACATCAAGGACAACGCAGACAGCATCGAGAACATGGGCTACAGCAAGCCTATTCCAAGCGATCAGATAGAGAAATTGAAGGAAACCCTGGCAGATGCCAGCATCAAAAAGCTGGAGCAGGAAGAGGCGAAGAAGGCAGCCGTCCAAATGTACAACGAGGAAATCAAGGGCTACAAGCTCACTATCAAGGACGCAGCAGACAAGCTCAAGAGCAAATCGACCTACGTGAAGGAGCCATGCTACAAGCTCATCGACCAGCAAAAAAGACAGGTCGGCTACTACACCAAGGAGGGTACGCTGGTCTACCAGCGAGCAGCACGCCACGACGAGCTGCAACCTAACATTTTTAAGCTCGCACCCAAGACAGGAACCGACGACAAGTAACAGAAGTTTAACATAAAAAGAATTTAAAAATGACAAAAGAAGAGCAAAACGCAGCAACCAAGGCTGCAATCGAGAGAATCCAGGAGTTGAACGAAAGAAATGGAGGATACTGCATCCGATTCGGAGAAGCCCTCCCACTTAAGGAGCCAAAGGCAGTCAGCATCCACGGTACCATCGACGCACCAGCACGCTGGGTAGAGAAGCGCAAAGACGACATCGTGTCGGCAGACGCACACGTTCTGGTGGACAGAGACCGAATGACCATCACGCTGAACACCGACGAGAACAGCGCATACATGGATCAGATTGTCGGCACGCTGACCCTCTCCACCGAGATGCAGGAGTTCGGCATCAACACAGGAGAGTACATGAGCTGCTTCGACATGGCAGACCGCATCAAGCAGCTCCGCACCTACTTCGAGACACAGCAGGAAGCCATGAAGCTGGTAACAGAGCTCCGCAGCTTCAAGGCTAAGATTGACAAGGAGCTGGAGCTGAGCGACGACAAGCGAGGCAACCAGACGATCATGCGAGCACAGACGGTAGAAAGCAACCTGCCGAAGAGCTTCAAGGTCAACATGCCAATCTTCAAGGGAACCGAGAAGCGCACATTCGAGGTCGAGGTGGAGATTAACCCGAACGACCTCTCCTGCACCTTGGTAAGCCCAGACGCACACGACATCGTAGTGCAGGAGCGAGACAGCCAGATGGACGGAGTACTTGTACGAATTGCAGAGGCTGCACCGAACATTGTGATTATCGAGCAATAACAACAACAACCACCGAGGGAGCCGCCACAGAGCGACTCCCGAAAGTGATTACAATAAAATCAGAAACATGAGCAGGAATACAGACAAGAGTTCTATCGTCATCAACACGAAAGACGCAGAGAACATGCTGCAGGACTTCACGAAGGAAGAGGCTGGGGAGATTTTCATGGCTTTGCTCGCCTACGCCAACAGAGGCGAAGAGTTCAAAACCAACGACAGGTCGATGCGTACCCTGTTCAGAACGCTACAAGCCAACATCGACAGGAACAACGAGAAGTACGAAGAGAAATGCGAGCGCAACCGACAGATTGCAATGGAGCGAGAAAAGAAGAGAAAGGAGGCACGAGAAAAGGATAAAAAAGAAGAGCACGAACGTACACGAACGTACACGAACGTGAACGAACGTGAACGAACGTCACCTATAGGGATAAAGATAGGGAATGAGATAGGGATAGGGATAGAGAATGAGATAAACAATAAAGGGTTTAATAATATTAAAGAGGCTAAAGCCTCTACGTCAGAAACAAGTTCTGACGCTGCAGCAGAGCCGCAGGCACAGGCGAAGAACGAGGAAAATCAAGCCAAGAAACAAGACAAGATAGACTTCGAGAAGGTGCGCCAGCAGTTCAACAGACTCATGCAAGACAAGGCAATCCCGAAGCTCAAAGGCAAAATCGCAGGACAGCGCAAGGCATTCTTTGAAGCACGAGTTCGAGAATACGGCATTACGTCTGCATACCGAGTGATGATTAAGGCAGCAGAGAGCGGATTCCTCAACGGAGGAGGAAGAAACGGATGGCTCGCCAATTTCGAGTGGATATTCAGACCAAACAATTTCCCGAAGGTGCTCGATGGCTACTACGACAATCCGCAGCCACAGGTACCAACGGCAACAGCAACAATAGGAGGTTACAACAATGGGACAGAAACACCAGCCGCAAGCGGTCGGACAATTAATCGGAACGAACAGAGGGCGACAGAACAGCGTGAGCGCATCCAGGGCTACGCAGGTGTCGCAAGCAAATGGAGGCAAATTGCTGACAGCGACGCTGCAACGATGGGAAACGAGGGATAGCCTCCTTCAGACTTTCCGCATCGACAAGCAGATAGAGCTGACGAACATACCCGAGAGGTGCTTTTTTCAGAACGCCCCCACCCTTTGGACGGTCAACCTAGCATACGGATTCGGGACAGCGCAGGAATGGCTGGCATACCAGATAACCGACCTTTCCGAATTCAGCGGAGCCAAGGACAAAATCACGGACAGGCAGCTCGACCAGATCATACAGCTCATAACCGACGATTACGGATTTTTGAACATGGCAGAGATAATGCTTTTCTGCCGCAGATTCAAGAAAGGCAGCTACGACAAGTTCTACGGAAGCGTTGACCCCATCGCAATCATGCAAGGGCTGAACGTGTTCTGCAGGGAGCGCAACGAGGCATACGCCAAGAGAGACCGCAAGCTGCAGGAGATTAAAGATTGGGACGACAGATGGAATCCGAACAACATGACTCACGAGGAGGCAATCATCATCAATCAGATGCAAGCCGAATACGCAATGAATACAAAAGAGCAGGACATGCTCACAGAACAGAAATACAAACAGATTTAACAAGAAAAAGAAATGGCAAGTTACAAGAATTTAGAGCGAATCCACGAGATCGCAGAGAGCCTCCCAAAGCTGGAGGACGCAAGAAAGTTATTAGCGGATTTTGGCAACGAGGTGGAAGTCATCGTACACAAGCCGAAAAAGGAGGAGCCAGGGCGCACCGTACAAGGAACGAGCATCATCCTGCCGAAGGACGTGAAAATGAACATTTTGAATGTTCTCAATTTGGAAATTAACAAGCAGAAGGAGGAGCTGAAAGGACTATGATGAAAATTTGGAACCCAGTGGAGGCATACCGTAAGGCAAGCCAGCACAACAAGAACGAACAGATCCGCCACGAGGCGAAGAGCAAGATTTGCATCGGTGACTACACCGACAGCAAGGGTGTGACATACACGGCATTGATGATTGACGGAATCCCCGTCCAGCGCATTACAGCAGACAACATCGTCGAGAGCGAGCTGCTGCTGGACAGCGTCCGTAAGGAGTACTTCAACAAGCGAGCAATCGCAGGATAGAAAGGAGGTAGAATGAAAGATAAAAACAAAGAACGCTTTATCGACATTGTAGCAATCATTTTAATCAGCATTTTATTGTTTATCATGATTTACGTTTAAAAAAAATAAAAAGATGAACAATCAGATATTTTTTGAGAAGGTCGCTGAGATGCGCAAGCACCAGAAGACCTACCAGGAAGCAAGACCAAGCTCGCAGGAAAGCAGGGACGCTCTCATAGCTAGCAAGCGGTTGGAGACCGAAATAGACCAGGAGATAGCGAGAGTGCAGGCAATCCTTGCCAAGAAAGACATCTTCCTGGTTCAGTACAAGGACGTGGACGGAAGCATCGCAAGCAGCCTGGTAGAAGGCTTCGACATGGAGACCCAATACCGACAGGGTTACATTGTCGCCAACATCACCAAGAGAACCGTAACATACAACGGCAAGGATTGGGAGGTGATGACGCTAAAGCCAGGAAGCAGCATGCCAACCACCATTCAAGCGAAAGGAGGTGCATCATAAACAAGGCAGAGCAATACGTCCAGAAGCTGAAGGAATGCCAGCAGATGGACACGGAGGGAGGACACTGCGAAGCAGACAGAATTCTCCTGGAAATCATCCGAAACGAACTCGGAGAAAAGTACAAACAAGTAATTGAAGAATACGAAGCGATACCGAAATGGTACGCATAACCCATAAACAAGAACAACATGGACAAAATCATAATGAAAAATCCGCAAGAGATTATCAGCACCAAGAAACTCCGCAACAAGGCAGCCAACGTTACAACCAAGGACGGGGAGGCTTTCGTATGCGTGACGAAGACAAAGGACGAAAAGGTAGGGCTTTCATGGAAGGGAACGAAGCAAGACTTGCTCAACCTCCTCTTCACAGCCTGCCGCAACGACAAGCAGATGGCAGCACTCATCTGCAGAGCCGCAAAAGACCACATCGACTACTGCAAGGGCACGCACCAGGACTGGGTCAACTTGACAGCAGACATCGTTCAGCTCGACCAAGAGCTCGACACCAACCAGCATCAGGAAGGAGGTAACGCATGAACGAAGAAGAGCACAGAGAAAAAATGATTGACCGCCAATGGGGACTTCTTGCTGCAATCGCCCAGGGCTACTGCCAGAACCCAGAGTTTGCATGCACAGCCTACCAGCCATTGGCAGACATGATTGTCCGAACAGCGAATGCGGTCAAAGAGAGAATCCTGCATGATCCCCGAATCAAAGCAACAGAAGCTATCGAGATAGGCGACGTCATCGAAAGCAAAACGAAGATGATAACCGTAGCAGTTATTAGCACTTCCAAGAATGGCTTGAAGATTTTCAAGGGAGCCACCGACGATGAGCCGAAAGAGATCTGCGGCATTACAGCCCTGGAGGTTGAATACATCAACGGAAGGAAGGTGCCATGATTGAGCCAAAGAAGATACGCAAGGGCGATGTTGTGGCAACCAAGCACCAGAGCATCATCGTAGAGAGAATAGAAGGCGAAGGCGAAAACCTCGCCTTCTATGGCAAGATTTGCAACAAATTCGGATGCCCAAGCGGAAAGACAAGCATCCACCGACACATCTACGCCTCCGTGATTTACAGAGTTACACGAGGAGCGAAAGTCATAATGAAACAAAACGATTAAGAAAATGAAAAAAATCATGTTCAACGACAAATACGGTCTGACAAAGGCAGTATTAGAAGGGCGCAAGACGCAGACAAGAAGAATCGGCTACCAGGGAACGTTTAAGCGTTACTGCAACTGCGGATTCTGCTTGGAAGGAGCGGACAAAAACAAGCTCTTCATCAATGACGGCAACGAGGTGGTAGCCAAATCCAAGTTCAAGCTAGGAGAAGAGGTGGCGATTGCCCAGAGATACATAGACCTGGCAGAGGACGATGAGTTCTACCGCCTTTGCGGAATTCACGGAATGCCGCTGGAGCTCATCAAATACGAGAAAGGCTGCGACAACAAAATGTTTGTTAAGGCAGACCTCATGCCGCACCGCATCCGCATCACGTACATTCGTGTTGAACTTTTGCAGAACATCTGCGAAGAAGACTGCCTGGCAGAAGGTATCGTGGATTTTGAGAGCAGAATAAACAAGGCACATTTTTACAGCATCACAGATGAATCTGCCACCTACGAGACAGCCAAAAAGCCATACTCCCTGCTCATTGACAAGATCGCAGGAAAAGGCACATGGGACAGAAACCCACTCGTTTTTGTTTACGAGTTCGAACTTATCAAATAGCAGAGTCATGGAGGAAAGAAAATACAAGCTCCAGCAAGCCGCAAGCGGAATGCAGGACACCCAGGGCAGCACCTGGATCAACGCCTGGAACCAATACGGAGAGGCATCCCTGTCCGAGGTACCAGGAAGAAAATAACTTTTAAACACTTGACAAAGCAAGAAATTATGGGAAAGAACAAAAAGCGCAACAGATGGAACAGCCAGCCACGCAAACAGGAGAATCCGCTGGCACAGCAGCAGAAAATGGTAGCACCAAAAGCGGTGCGTGATTATTGGGCGAACAACCTCACGCCAGACGAACAGCAGATATTCAACACCCCGATAGCGGTGGCACAGCAGGCAGGAGTCATGCAGCGACTCGGATATCTTACAGCCGCATTCCTTCACATTCACAGCGTACAGAGCCTCCTGTTCGGAGAGATGCAGAACATCGTCGAGGATTGGGGATTGCTCATCAAGGGAGTGCAGCCCGTCATCAATTCCCTGCTGAACAGCGAGGACAAATTCTTCAACGTCATGCACGACCTTGTGAAGAACCAGAGCACAGGCATCAAGGAGACCTACACCCAGGACGTGGACGCATTGTTCGACAGAATCACCCGATGGGAAGGAATCCCAAAGGTCTGGAAGCCTGGCGACGAACAGAAACTGGAGGGAAGAGCGAGAATGGACGACATCATCGGCAGCTTGAAGCAGGGAGTCTTGAAGCTGAAGGAGCAGGACATGGAGCCAGAGCCAAAGGAAGAAGCGAGAATCTTCTACGCCATCGCAGAGATGAACGAGGATGAGACAAGCACCATCATCGAGCAGGATATCGCCAATAAGGGAATGGCTGCCATCAAAGCCAGGAACCTCGCCAAGAAGAACCCAGACAAGATGTACGTCCTTTTCGAGCAGCGCATGCAGGTTCAAGAGACATGCCACATGACACCATTCAAGGCAGTGCAGAAGCCAGCCGACCAAGACGAGGTGGTGAACGTAAAGATAGAACCAATGAAAAAAGGCAAGAAGCCGAAGGAGTAACATGAGCTACATAGACGAATTCATAAAATGGCTTGAACAGCCACACAAGCGAGAATGGAGACCGAAAGAGGTACACCTTCTCGCAGTCACGAACAAGAAGACAGGCAAGGTCTGCGATATTGCCGTGACACACGACGTCCCTCCATTGAAGGAGAGAAAATGGAAACTGCAATGCATGTACCCAGAGAGCGAATACAGCTACGAGCGCATGCAAACCGACATCAGAAACATAACAAAGCCAATGAGTGGAACAGGACATAGACTGCAGAGCACGCCATGCGCACATTGCGGTCACGCTTACGAGAGTATAAACACTTGGGTCTGCGGCAAGACAGGGAAGCCGATATTCAACGGCAACCCTTCCTGCGACAGCATAACAGACAAGAAACAGAAAGTCACATGGAAAAAATAAATTTGAGCGAGGCTATCGAAAAACTTGCAATCGCATACGGAATCGCAAGGGAGGAAATCGAAGCGGTTCTCGAATACTACCAGGCGCAACAACCGCAGGACGTGCCTAAGTTCGATATCGACGATTACTGCAATCGCTACAACATCGAATACTACATAGACCCAGACATCCGAGAGGAAACGAGGGAGCAACACAAGCTCCACCTCCACCACTCCAGCAAGAGAAGCCAGGCAGCGACAGCCAAGCGCAAGAGCCGCCAGCCAAAGGGCAACACTTGGATCTGGAACCGAATAAGAAGCCGCCCGAACACCAAGCACGGCTACCACTGAGAGCCACAGCCTCAAATGAGGGGGAGGGTTTGGGAGGGGGTGCGTGTACCCACATACACGCAAGCAGGCGCACACCCACATGCACGCACACATACTCAAGCGCACACGCATAGGGAGACGCAGGCAGCACACAACGAACGGAATACAAACAGACAGACAGAAACAAAGGAGAAAAAGACAAATGACGAACATGGACGCATTGCTGATTTTAGGCATCGTCGCATTTCTGGCGATGTACGCAGCATGGTTATGGGACGAGGTGAAGAAAGCAACACCCAACCCATACAATAGCGAAGAGAGCCAAAATAAGGGCGCACAAGCGCACGAAATGACCTCGGACGAGGAAATACCAAGCAACGAAACAAAAACGCAGCAGGAGGCAGTAAAATGAGCCACAAGGAACAAATTATCATCGGAATTGACCCAGACGTCGATAGAAACGGCATCGCAATGCTCGACATGAGCACCCACAGCCTACAGGTTCAGATGCTCACCTTCCCGAACCTCCTCGACTTCATCAAGGAGAAATACCGCCAATTCGCAGAAATTGACAAATGGGACTTCAAGGTCATCATCGAGGCTGGATGGATGAACCGAGGCAACTACCACATCCAAAGATGGCAGGGAAAGCAGGGCATCGCCAGCCTGGGCGTCGACCAAGGACGCAACGAACAGGTCAGTAGAACCATCGGGCAAATGATGGAGCATTGGGGCATCCCCTACGAGTTCAAGAGACCGCTACCAAAGTGCTGGCACGGCAAAGACCGCAAGATCACCAAAGAGGAGCTGGAGGAAATAACTTTACAGAAGCTGGGCAGGCTCAACCAGGAGGGACGAGATGCCGCCCTGCTCGCCTGGGACTACGCTGGGCTGCCAATGCGCATCACGAGCGCAACCCTCCGAGGGCAGCCTTCACCGAAAAACCCCATTTTTTCACGGAAATAGGCACAAATTGTGTTAATTTTCTCCCAAAAGTGATTATATTATAACCACTTTTTCTTAAATTTGCGGCATGAGACAGAAGCAAGACAATACAAAGGACGTCCGAGAGGAGCAGGAGCACCTCTCGGATTTCATGGGTGATATCGGCAACTTCGACCTCCCAGACCTCGACCTCAACCTTGTGGACTTCCTGCCATCGGACGAGACGGAGGAGACAAGGTACACCCTGCCAAAGGTGGTACCGATGAAGGAGGACTTCGTGATGTACGACAATGCCCAGAAGATGGCGAAGGAGCTGCGCCTGGGATTCGGGGAACGCTTCGATGCATTCGTGAGCGGTTCCTTCATATTCGGGGACTTCATCGAGGCGTACCTAACAACCCAGCGAGCCTGCGCCAAGAAAATGACGATAAGCACGCTTTCGCTTAGCCAGAACAACGTGGACAGCCTGCACACCCTCATGGATAAGGGCTACATCGAGGAATTGAACCTCATCATTAGCGTTTATTTTTGGGGCAACGAGCGAAGAAGCCTGGTTCCGTACATTTACAAGCAGCTGGACATTGGCGACCGATTCCAATTAGCGGTGGCAGGAGTACACACCAAGACCGTACACTTCAAGACCCTGGGAGGGCGCAAGATTATCATGCACGGATCTGCGAACCTCCGAAGTTCGGGTAACATCGAGCAGTTCACCATGGAGGAGAACCCAGAGCTGTACGATTTCTACGATGACCACTTCAGCAGGATCCTCGACAAGTACGCCACCATCTGCAAGCCGATACGCAACAGCAAGGCGTGGGATCTGTTCACACGGATGACATTCAACGATAAAAGTTAAATTTCAAAAACAAAGGAGAACGAGCCATGAGTAGTAGCGGTTCAGAACACAAGAGCGGAGGCAGCGTCCTCCACGGCAGCACCAAGGCGTCTGGGCGAGCAAAGAGCGTCCTGCCATTCTCCGCATTCAGCGGTGGTGCCGCACCATTTTAACAACAATTTCAGACAGAAGAGGCGAGCCTTGAAGAAGGGCTCGCCTTCACTGCTTAAACCAACGAAAGACAAAAAAGCATGGACACGACAACAGAAAATATTCAGAGAAGGGACATGGACATCACCCAGATCCACCCGAACCAAGGACAGGTGGAAGGGCTGCCTAAGAACCCACGATTCATACGAGACCCAAAATTCAAGAAGCTGGTGAAGAGCATACAGGACGACCCCGAGATGCTGGAGCTTCGAGAGCTTATCGTTTATGACACCCAGGATGAGCGAGGATTCGTCATCATTGGCGGTAACATGAGATACGAAGCCCTGCGCAAGCTGAAGTACAAGACAGCCGTCTGCAAGATCCTCCCCCACGACTTCCCGATGGATAAGATGCGACGCATCGTCTTGAAGGATAACTCCAGCTTCGGAGAGACGAACTTCGACGACCTCATCAACGATTGGAAGCCAGAGGAGATAGATGCAGCTGCCATCGACGTACCAGACATTCCCGACCCAGAGGAGGAAGAGGAAGCGAAGGACGATGGCTACGATGTGGCTGGCAACACGCCAAAGAAGGCGACCAGCAGGACAGGCGACATCTACCAGCTCGGCATGCACCGCCTCATTTGCGGAGACAGCACAAAGCAGGAATTCCTCGAAGCCCTCATGGACGGAGAACAGGCAGACCTGCTGGTAACTGACCCACCATACAACGTGGACTACCAGGCGAAGGGAAAGATGAAAATCGCCAATGACCACATGGCTGACGAGAACTTCGTGGCATTCCTAACGGACACCCTGCAGAATGCCAACGACAGCATGAAGCCAGGCGCAGCCTTCTACATTTGGCACGCTGACTCGCAGGGCTTCAACTTCCGAACAGCCGTGAAGAACATCGGATGGGAGACACGCCAATGCCTCATCTGGAACAAAAACAGCCTCGTCCTCGGTCGCCAGGACTACCAATGGAAGCACGAACCATGCCTCTACGGATGGAAGGAAGGAGCTGCCCACTACTTCACCAACAAGCGAAACCTCACCACGGTGCTCGAGCAGAAGCTGGACATCGAGAGCATGAGCAAGGCAGAAATGAAGGACTTGCTCCAGCAGCTATTCGGAGGCGACATACCGACAAGCGTAATAGACTGCGACAAGCCGAAGAAAAACCCTGATCATCCAACCATGAAGCCTGTACCGCTGATTGGCAAGCTCATCAGCAACAGCAGCAGGGTAAAGGATATCGTCCTCGACATATTCGGAGGAAGCGGAACCACCCTCATCGCAGCGGAACAGCTGGGCAGGTGCTGCCGCATGGTGGAGTTCGAGCCGATATACGTGGACGTCATCATCAAGCGATGGGAGGAGTTCACCCAGCAGAAGGCTGTCCGCATCGGCAACATCCTGGAGGATAAGCAGCGAGAGGCAAGCACTCTGCTGCCTGCCCAGGAACCTGCCGCCACCAAAACCAAAAAATCGAAGAAGAAGGAGGAATAAGCAATGCCAAGAGGAAAAGAGACAATGACGGAAAGCCAGCTCGCCAACATAGAAAGCCACAAATGGCAGAAGGGACAGAGCGGTAACCCGAAGGGCAAACCGAAGGACAGGGTCAAGGCACTTTTGAAGCAGGTGCTCCCAAAGAGCAAGCTGAAGAAGAGCGAAGGACTCACCCAGGACGAAATCAACACAATCGAGAGAAGCATCCTCGCCATGGAGCTGTCAGACTTGCAGGTATTGGCGAAGGCAGACGAAACGCCAGCCTACGCTAAGACGCTGGCAATGGCTGCCATCATCGATATGAAGAACGGCAAGACAACCACCGTGGACAGACTCATGGACAGGCAATACGGCAAACCGCAGCAGAAGGTGGACATCACCACCAACGGCAAACAGATCCAGCAGGGGACACCGCTCACCAGGGAGGAGCAAATCGCATATTTGAAGAAGCTGGAGGAGGAGTACTAGCATGATGCACGACACCGAACTGCAAAAGATGTGGGTACTGCAGAACCCCCTCAACTTCACTCGGTACTTCTTCAAGGAGAACGGAGGCAAGCGGTTTATTGTCGGACACCACCACAAGAGAGTATGCGATGCGCTGGATAAGGTGCTGAAGGGCGAATGCAACAAGCTCATCATCAACATCGCACCACGATACGGCAAGACCGAGCTGGCGGTTAAGAACTTCATCGCCATGGGACTCGCAATCAATCCAGCCTCCAATTTCATACACCTCTCCTACTCCAGCGACCTGGCAGTGGACAACTCCATCGCCATAAAGGACATCGTAAACAGCGAAGCATACCAGGCGATGTTTGAGACCAGGGTGAAGTACGGAAGCGACACCAAGGCGCAATGGGACACGGAGCAAGGTGGTGGAGTTTACGCAACCTCCACCCTCGGACAGATAACAGGTTTCGGAGCTGGCGAGGTGGACAGAGTGGACGAGCATGGCAACCCACTGCCCTACCGATTCGCAGGAGCCATCATCATCGATGACCCTATCAAGCCAGAGGATGCGCTGAGCGACGTGGTGCGTGAGCGAGTGAACCGACGATTCGAGACCACCATCCGAAACCGAGTCAACAGCCGAAACACGCCAATCATCATCATCATGCAGCGACTCCATGAGCATGACCTTTGCGGCTACCTCCAGGAGATAGAGCCAGACGATTGGACGGTCGTAAGCCTGCCATGCGTCACCATTGACGAAGACGGACACCGCCAGCCGCTCTGGGAATTCAAGCATACCCTGGAGGAGCTGGAGAAGATACGCCTCGCCAACTCCTTCGTTTATGAGACGCAGTACATGCAGAACCCGACACCAATCGAAGGTCTCATGTATTCCCATTTCAAGACCTACGACACCATGCCGATAGAGGCACACCTGCCAAGGCGCAAGTGCTACATCGATACAGCGGACACAGGAGCCGACTGGCTCTGCGCCATCTGCTACGAGGAATACGAGAGCGGATGCTACGTGACGGATATCGTATTCACCAACAAGAGCATGGAGTACACCGAACCTGCCGTCGCAAGAATGCTGGTGCGGAACCAGACGCAGGAGGTCGTGGTCGAGAGCAACAACGGAGGTCGAGGATTCAGAAGGAACGTGGAGAAGCTGGTGCGAACCCTTGGCAATTGGGACATGGTCTTCATTGACCTGGCACAGACCGCCAACAAGCAGACCCGAATCTTCACGAACAGCTCGAAGGTTCAGAACATGGTCTTCTACCCAGAAGGATGGGAAGACCGCTGGACGCATTACGCCAACGCCATGAAGTCATACCGTAAGGAGGGAGGAAACGAGCATGACGATGCGCCCGACTGCACCACAGGCATCGTGGAGCGTTTCGGATTGTTCACATCGGCAGAGATTACGGATGAGGAAGAAGAGGAAATCGAGGACGAAGTTTATTAATTTAAAAACATAGGAGACAAAGCAATGCCAGACATTAGAGAAATTATCGATAGAGAGAACAGACAGCCAGGAGCGATCATCGAGGACTTGCGACAGAAGAACATCGAGGTCATCCCATGGAAGCTGCTCGAAAAGGAGTACAACCCCAAGCTGCACCCTGTTTACACAGACAAGAACTACAGAGACAAGACACGCAGAGGCAAGACCGAGCGCATGACAAGAGTGACATACAACATTCAGAAGCTGGCGGTGAAGCGCATGAAGGAGCTGATGTTCACAATCCCCGTCAACCGCAAATACACCACTGCGGATGACGACGAGAAGAAGGCAGCAGCCATCATGGAGGCGATTTTTCAGAAGAACCGAATTAACGCCTTGAACCTTAAGCGTTCCCATAAACTCTTTGCGAGCTGCGAGATGGTCACCATTTGGTACGCCCAGCTGCAGGACACCACATACGCAGGCTACCCAAGCAAGCTGAAACTGCGCTGCCGCACCTTCTCGCCATTGGACGGAGACATCTTGTACCCACTATTCGACGAATACGACGACATGATAGCACTCAGCGTCCAATACACCAGAAAGAAAGGGAACGACACCGTAACCTACTTCGATACCTACACCGATGAGTTCCACTTCCGCTGGATCAATATGAACAGCAACGGATGGAAGGAAGACATCGTACCAGAGCCTATCAATATCAAAAAGATAGCAGGCATCTACATACACCGAGACCTCCCGATCTGGGAAGACCAGAGCGACAACGGCTACGAGCTGGAATGGACGGAGAGCAGAGCTGGCAACTACCTCCGCAAGAACAGCCGACCGACATGGGTCATCTATTCGGACAGCCAGAAGGTGACGGCTCCAAAGAACAAAAAGCAGGAGCCTACCGACGACAATGCAGGACGAAACGTCCTCCGATACGGCAAGGGAGACAAGGCTGGGTACGCAACCTGGAGCCAGGCTACCGATGCACAGAAGCTATTCACGGAAGAGCTGAGACGCAATATCCACACCAGCCTCCAGCTGCCAGACATGAGCATGGAGCAGATGAAAGCCACCCCGATGAGCGGAGAGGCAAGAAAGATGCTCTTCATCGATTGCCAGATGAAGGTCACAGACGAAAGCGGAGATTGGCTGGAGTTCTTCGACAGAGAGGTCAACGTGGTACGAGCTTTCTGCAAGATCATGTACCCAGAGTTGGCGCAGGCATTCGAGACATTGACCGTCACCAACGAAATTACAGCCTTCCAAATCGATGACCGCAGCCAGGAAATCAAGGACATGAGCGACGCAACAGGTGGAAAACCTATCGTTTCACGCAGAACCGCCATACGCAGGCTCAAAATGGTACCAGAAGAGGAGGTCGAGGAGGAAGAGAAGAGAATCGAACAGGAGGAGGCAATGGCTAACGATGCCTTCACCAACGAACCAACCATGTAAAGGATTAGAATATGCCAAAGACGTTCACCATAGGCACATACGATAAGAAGCACAAGGAGAACCTCGCAAAGAGAGCCAGGAAGGTGCAGCAGCTATACGATGCAGCCATCAAGCGCATCGCACAGGCAGCTGCGCCCTCGCTCTTTGATGCCGACCCAAAGAAAGAGTTCCACTTCGAGGACTTCCCTGCCTTGAAGAAGGAGATGGAGGCACTCATGCAAGACCTCGGAAACAGCCTCCAAGCCAACATCGAGGACGGAGACCAGGAAAGCTGGACGCTCTCCAACACCAAGAACGACGCAATGGTGGACTCCATCATCGGCAAGAAGCATCTCCCGAAAAAGGTTGTGCAGGCATGGAAGCACCCACACCTGGAAGCACTCAACGCATTCATCGCACGCAAGGAAGCAGGAATGAATCTCAGCAGCAGGGTCTGGAACCTCACACAGCAGTTCAAGAGCGAAATGGAGCTCGCCCTGGAATTGGGCATGGGCGAAGGAAAGAGTGCTGCCGCTCTGAGCCGAGACGTTAGAAAATACCTTGTCGAGCCAAACAAGCTATTCAGAAGGGTACGAGATAAGAGCGGAGCTTTACGCCTCTCCAAGGCTGCTGCAGCATACCACCCAGGGCAGGGAGTTTATCGCTCCAGCTACAAGAACGCCCTCCGAATGACAGCGACCGAGAACAACATCGCCTACCGCACCGCTGACCACAACAGATGGCAGGCTCTCCCTTTCGTCATCGGCATCGAAATCCATATCAGCAACAACCACCCGACGGAGGACATCTGCGACCTATTCGACGGAAAACGCTTTCCAAAGGACTTCAAGTTCACAGGATGGCATCCATGGTGCCGCTGTTATGCAGTTTCCGTCCTCGCCAGCCAGGAGGAGATGGACGCATACACCACCGCAATCATGAACGGAGAGGACGTGAGCCATTGGAAGTTCACAGGGCAGGTGGAGAAAATGCCAAAAGAGTTCGACAAATGGATGAAGGACAACCAGCAGCGCATCGCCAGCGCAAAGAACATGCCCTACTTCATCAAGGACAACTTCAAGGACGGAGATCCTGCCAAGGGACTGCGATGGGAAGGCGTGGAAAAATCCAACAAGAAGGATGATGCAATTGTGGCGACACCGAAGAGCAAGCCTACGGACGAATGGAAGGACATCAGCAAGAACGACAGAGAGCTCCTGGAACTCGTACAGACAGAAGGCTGGACGGAACAGAACCAAGACCACTATCGTGACTTGCTCGACAAGGCATACGACGCAGAAATGAAGAAGGCAAATCTCAAACCGACAAGACTGCGCACAAAAGCAGAGGAGGATGCCGTCGATAGCTTCAGACAATGGGGATTTGAGGAACTTAATGAGGCTCTACGAGCAGGAAAACCACTTACTGCAAAGCAAAAGGAGGTACAGGAACAGATAGACAAGATAATGAGCAGAACAACGCTGAAAAAAGATATTGTCGTATATCGAGGAACAAAGGATGCTCCAATAGATATCAATCCAGCATACTCCAGCACGACAACACGAATCACCATCGCAGAGCACTTCTCGTCTGAAATGTACGGTTCAAAGCACCTGTACGCATACCGCATACCGAAGGGTACGCACTGCCTGATCATTGGAGGCGCAGAGGATGAAATCGTTCTGCCACGAGGCTTTAACCTTGGGCAATACAAGATAGGCGCAAAGAAAACAAGCCCTGTAATCATCAAGAAGCCAACAGCAAAGGAAATCGCTGCCAAGCGACATGCAGCGAGAACCAGCGAACAGATAGATGATATCAAGGACGCATGGAGAGAAAGAAGACTCGATGCATACGACAACCGCTGCGACCAATTGATGAAGACGCTCACATATAGCCAGGGACAGACACTCCCAGCATTGACGAAGAGACAGATAGCCCTGCGCAATGCCATAGGCAAGGACGCATCCGTGAAAGAGGTCGAGGCTTTGTTTGCTAAATTCGAGAAGGGCGTGAAAGCACAGAACGAATGGGATACCCAGGTATGGGGTAGCTTCAGCAAGGAGCAAATCGCCAACATGAAGGACATCGAAAAGAGCCTCGGAATCAAGAAGGGAAGACCGATGACCTACGAGGAAGCAGACAGGCAGAGCGCAAATCCTCGACATGTAAATGAATACATCGCTGATGCAAGTTCAAGAATAAAGATTCGAGGAACAAACATTCATGTCAGAAAGAATCCGCTGTACGATGCGGCAAAGCACGAGCAATACGGCATAAACTGCCAGACATGCGCACCAGCTTACGCATTGCGAGAATGGGGATTCAATATTTATGCAAAGGGAAACACGAAGGCATTTGGAGACTTATCCAACTATCTCAGCAAGGGCAATAATTGGCTGGAGACATGGACGGAGAAAGACGGATCAGCAGTAAGCATAACCAGCTTTAAGGACTACCTAAAAGCGCACCCAAGCTGGAAACACATGACGCAGCAAAGATACCTCCAATACTTCGATGACGTTTGCAAAGAAGAAGGAACATACGAGGTCGGTCTAAGCTGGGAGCCTAGAGGTGGACATTGCACAATCGTAAAACGATTCAGCGATGGAAGCATAAAATACATAGAGCCACAGGAAGACAACTCCGAAGGAAGCGGATTCGAGGAAAAGGACATAAAATACCTTTGCGCAAATATGAGAAAAGACCCAATATTGAAAGATGGAGCAATAAAGGTCAGCGACAAATTGCTGAACATTAAATACGTTTCAATCTTTCTTAAATGACGAAATGACATCAAGCGCAATAAAACCGCCAACTTTGGTAATTTCACCATTTGAATCAAGAACGAGAGCGACAGGGAAACCTGTCTTCTCGTTTTTTATGTAGGCAGAGAAACACGAAGCTCCGTCCTTTTCCCCAATTGGAGAAACGGAATAAGCAGAACCAAGGTTCTGGCTAACGAAATCTAATATTTTCTTTGAAACCTGCATAAGCCAATTTTTGCGGCAAATTTACGAAAAAAGCCCGAAACACCCAAGCGAAAAAGCGGTTATTTTCCGATTTTAAGGTTAATTCACGTTAAAAGTGATTACCACATAACCACTTTAACGAAAAAAAGCCGTAAATTTGCGCCATTACAAATTTGTATAACCAAAACGTAAAATTTATGTTTGAAAAGATTTTAGCAGGACTCAAAACCAAATTTCCTGGGGTTGATTCCAAAATTCTAGAGCGGATAGCCAAGAAAAAGGCTGAGACGACAACCACGGAGGACGAAGTGAAAACCGTCGTAGATGGGGTGACCTTCCAATCCATCATAGACAGCGAAGGCGACAGACGAGCGAACGAAGCCCAGAGTTCAGCCGTTAGCAACTATGAGAAGAAGTACAAACTGAAGGATGGCAAGCCTAGCGAGCCACCACAGCAAGACCCACCACAGCCGCCTACACCGCCAGCAGGAGGGGAAGACAGCGAGGTGTTGAAGATGCTCAAACAGATCCAGCAGGACAACCAGCAGCTGCGAACCGAAATCAATGGCATGAAAACCAAGGAGCTCGGCAACCAGCGCAAGGATAAGTTCAGCGCATTATTTGAAGGAGCATCCGACAAATTGAAGGAACGCTACATGCGAAACTACGACCGACTCACCTTCAAGGACGACGAGGACTTCAACGGCTGGCTCGACCAGCAGAAGCCGTTCATCGAGAGCGACATCAAGGAGGAGAAGGCGCAGGGTGCCAAGACCACACCACCTGTCGGTGGCAAGCGCAAGCCAGGCGAAGAGGCAGACCCAGCGGTCACCGCTTACCTTAATGCAGAGGCAAGCCGAGAGGCACAGACGGCATCGCCTGTAATCATCGGACTCGCACAACCAGCGCAGCAGGCACCACAGCAGTAGCCAAGTTAAACATTTAAAAGGGAAAAAGCCATGAACAGAATGTTCAAGCACCAGGACGCAGCTCCAGCCGACCCTATCATCTTCGAGACAATCACATCGGAGAAGCCAGGAGGTGGACTCGTCAAGAACCCAGAGTTCGATTTGAAGCCAGGTCTCGCAATGGGACAGGACGCAAGCGGACTCTACGTCCCAATCAAGGGATACCGCCTCGTAACAGAGTGCAAAGATTCTGACACCACTATCAAGATTGCCAAGGGTAGCGGTATCAAGAAGGGAGACGTAATCGCCCACGGCAAGGTGGGTGTCGCCTGCACAGAGGTCGACACCACCACCAGCGACGATTACGATGTTGTAACCGTGACGATGGGCGTGGCAATCGCCCAGGACACCGTCCTCTACCAGGCAGCCAGCGCAGCGGACGGAAGCAAAGCAGAGGCTGCACCAATCCACAAGCCAGAATACATTCTCGGCAATTTCATGGGCAACCTTGGCAAGGCTGGAGAGGGTGACTTCGAGGCTCGACTGATTAGAGCCGCAAGCCTTCGCAAGGAGACAGCACCTGTCGCTGCCGAAATCGTGGATTTGATGAAGGGCATCACGCTCGATTAATTAATTAACACAAAGGAGAAAAGAAACAATGGAAGCACCATTATTCGACATTGACATCCCTGGAATGCAGGCAACCGTCAACAAGTTCCAGCCAGGTACAGGTCTTGCATGGGCTACCCTCTTCCCATTGAAATACACCCGAAAGTTCGATATCAAGGGCTTGGAGGGTGACGAGGGAATCCCTGTAGCTGCCGATCGTGTCGCATTCAACACCAAGGCTTCAAAGAAGACACGCCAGAAGGTCGGCACATGGAGCGGTAAGCTCTCCAAGTATTCCGTGAGCCGAGACAAGGACGAAATCGAGATAAATGAATACCTCGATGCACAGACACTCGCAAACTCAGCAACCGAGAACCAGCAGGAAAAGCAGGAACTCGTTAACATGGTTTACGATGACGTTTCATTCGTCCGCAAGGCGATGGACTACAAGGTGGAGCTGGACTGCATGCGCATCGCATCAAGCGGTGTACAGACCTTCCCAGAAAAGATTGAAGGCGACATGGCATCACAGGACATCATCGACTTCAACGTACCGAAGGGCAACTTCATCGGTGTGAAGATTTCGGAGGTCAAGGCAGGAGCTGTCGTTAAGAAGAAGGGCTACGAGTGGAGCGATGAGGAGAACGCAGACGGACTTCTCGACCTTGCCAACGCCCAGGACATGATAGCAAAGCAGGGACTCACAAAGCCACGCTACGCATTCATGGAGAAAGCGAAGTTCCAGCAGCTTGTAGCGCAGAAGAAGACCGCCAAGCGTTTGTACCCACAGGTCAACGACCTGTCCATGATTACAGCGGACATGATCACGCTGGAGAAAATCAACGCCTACAACGCAAGCCCAACCAGAGGCTATCCGCAGATTATCGTCCTCGATACCTACGTAAGCCTCGAGCACAAGGACGGCAGCAAGGAGACCATCAAGCCATGGAACGTGAATGTGGTTACACTTTCACCAACCATCCAGCTCGGCTGGACTTATTACAAGAACGTCCCAATGGTACAGAACACCGCTGCCATGCAGGTTTATGGCGGTTTCTTCAAGGTGACACGCTACAGCGAGGTCAACCCACAGACCGAGACCACCATGGCAGAGGCATACGTTCAACCAGGACTCATCAATCGCAAGTCTCTCGTCTTCTTCAACACCGCCAACCAGACCTGGGCGAACGGAGAGGCGAGCGCATAACAACGTTTTATAAACAAGCAGCATGAAGACAAGCAACGCAATTAAAGCAATGAGCAGCTACCCGATACCAGCAGCGACGATTGAGAACATCATCGATGAAGCTGGGCTGGATGCAGATGCTGACATCACCAGGGAGGTGCGAGCAAGCAACGAGTTCAAGAAGGCGAAAGCCCTCACATACGCCTTTCTTGCCGAAGCTCCGAACATCACCCAGGGAGGAATCAGCTACACATTCAACGAGGACGAACGCTCACGCTTTGCCAAGAAATCGAACAGCCTGCTAGCAGAGCTGGGAGAGGACGAAGCAGGAACAGATATCCCATGCGGCTACATCGGGGAGGACTTCTGATGATTATACAGAACGGCTTTCTTTTTACTTACGATACCACTGGAGGGGGAATGCTTCACGGCATCCCCCAAAAGGTGGAAACCAAACTGAGCAACAAGGGCATCCCTTGCAATATCGTAAAAAACAAGAGCGACCACCAAGGCACGTACCAGGACGGCAAGTTCAGACAATTTGCAGCCAAGGTATTAATCGAACCGCAGGACTTCACCGCCAAAAGAGTGAAGCTAACCGACAACCGAGGCGTGGATCTCGGAGAGTTTGAAGTGCAGGACATCACCTACCTCGAAGCAGTAGAAGCATTGCAGATCACCGTCTAAAAGATTTCACCATGCCAATAAAACCCAACTTCACGCAAGCAGACATCCGAGCAAGGATGAACGCCATGATAGAGAACAGGAAGCAAGCCATCATCGCCCAGCTTTTCTACATTGGGGAGGAATGCCTGACCCAAGCAAGGAGCGGGCACAAGTACTTGAACCAGACAGGCAACCTATGCAGCTCTATCGGCTACTGCGTCCTCGTGGATGGCGAAATAGTACACGAGGGAGAATGGAAAGCCGTGAATGGAGGCAAGGGCGACGGGACAGAGGGAAAGAAACAAGGCGTAGCTTTTCTTCATGAACTTGCGGCAAAGCAGACAACACAAGGCATTGTTTTTCTGATGGTAGCAGGAATGCCATACGCCCAATACGTCGAAGCCATGAGCCTCGACGTTCTCGATACGAGCGAGCAGATGGCAGAACGCAAAATCAAGGCAATGCTTAACCGATTATTCAAAACGAAGTGACAATGGCAAGCAAAGGAACGACAACAATAGAAATGGACATGTACGCAGCCCTTGAAGAGCTGATGGGAAGTACGATAAGAGGAACATTCTACCCCAGCGAGCTGCGACCTATCGAAGCCAATACCGAAGACGCAGTCCTTACATGTTCTAATGCCACAGCAGGACAGATCCAGGAAGGCAGGGCTAGGCTCAACATATACGTCCCCGACATCAATAACGGAGGAGCGAGCCTGGTACCAGACAAAGCCAGACTGATGGAGCTGGAGGCAATCGACGAACAGGTGCTGCAGACCCTTAATGATTCCTGCACCGCCTACATCTTCGACAAGTTCCAGGCAACGGCTACCATTGCGGTACCAGAGAGGAACGAGCACTTCGTTAATATCGGAATTCATTTTAAATTAGCAACATTTTAATAAACAAGGAGAACAAGCACATGGCAGAATCAAGGAAAATCATCATGGCATGGGGCAAGTGCAAGGTCGAGATTGGCGACACAGGAGAGAACGATGCATTCGCAACTACACTCTTCAATGTAGGTACCATCAAAGACCAGACAACGAACCTCTCGTCCAACGATGGCGACCAGCTGCAGATGAAGGCAACAGGAGGCGAAGTCGTGGGACAGGAAGACCTCGAAGGAACACTCCAGGTGGAGACTACCGTCATCGAGCCAACTGCGGAGCTTTACGAGAAGCTGGGCATTGCAGGCAAGGACACTGATGGCGAACAGAAGGTCAAGACCCACATTGTGCCAGGCGACAAATCGATTAAGATTACCCCACACAACAAGGGAGCGAGAGGCATCAAGGCTCCGCTCTGCCGCATCAAGGTAGCACCAGCGATGGACGAGCAGAACGGTAACGCCATCAAGATCACCGCTTCAATCTTCAAGACAACAGGCGTACCAGAGACACCAGCATCGGGTGACACAGAAGCTGTTGATAACAACTATTGGTACTCCCGTTTCACAACCAAAGAGGCTTTGAAATAACCCATAATTTCATCCAAGAGCAGGAGGAAGCGACAGAGCCACCCTCCTGCTCTTTCACTTTAATCACAACATGGAAGAACAAAAGACATTGGAACAGCAGGTGGTCGATACCATCCTCCAGCGCAAGACAACCTCCCTGGAGATAGACGGACGCACCTACGAGATACCAGCACCGACACCAGCGACCATAATGCTGGTGAGCGAGGAAACCTCGAAGATGCCGTTAATCAATAAAGAGACGAAGAGCATCTTCCTCGAGACCCTCCGAACCGCCAGGGACTGCAAAGCCATCGGACGCATTGCCGCCATATTGGTGCTCGGAGCAAAGCGCATACGAGAAAACCACCAGGTCGTGATTTCAGAGACGAAGAAATGGAGCTGGCGACGTTTCCGATTCACCAAGCACCAGGAGACCATGAGCGAGCTGGACTTTGTAGCCATGCGCATCATGGAGGACATCACGCCAGCAACGCTGAACGAGACCATCACCAAGCGACTCATGGAGATGCAGCTGGGCGATTTTTTCGGGCTTACCACTTCCCTATCCGAAATAAACACGCTGGCGAGAACCAAGGAAGTGGAACAGACAGCCCCTGGTCAATAATCATCGGCTGGGCGAAGAACATAGGAGCCACACCAGAGGAAATCCTATACGATTACAGCTACGCCAACCTTTCGCTTTATTCAGCAGCGACACCGCAGTTTGATGATGAGCAACCACCAAAATGGGATGCGAAACTCGACGCAAACAATCCCGAAAATTTCACAGATGACGAAGACGAAGAGGAAGTCTTCGTAAAGGAGTATTAAAATGGCAGATTTCGACAACGGAAGAGAAGGATTCTCGATAGGCATAGACGATTCACAGCTCCAATCGGACGCTGAGAAGGTGGTGCAGCAGTTCGACAACATCGGAAGGCGAGCCACACAAGCTGGACAGAAGATAGACTCAGCATTCGATGGGGTCAGCACAGAAGCCCTGCAGCAAGAGACGAAGGCAGCGGAAGACAAAATCCACGACCTCGGCAACGCTACCAAGAGCGAGACCGAGAAGATGGACGCAAGCCTCAAAAAGATTGCTGCAGGAATCGGTGCGTACTTTTCAATCCAGCAGCTAACCCAATTCGAGAGCAAGGTCATCAGCATAAGAAGCGAGATGGAAAGCCTGCAGACCTCCTTCAAGACCCTGGCAGGAGAACAGATCGGTGGCGAGCTTTTCGAGCAGATAAAGGAATACGAGCTGCGCACCCCAATGATTATGCAAGACCTCGCATCAGGAGCGCAGACAATGCTCGCCTTCAACATTCCTGCCCAGGACGTTATGCAGCACTTGAAAGCCATTGGCGACATTTCCATGGGCGACAGCGAGAAGTTCAAGAGCCTCACCCTTGCCTTCTCCCAGATGAGCGCAACAGGCAAGCTCATGGGACAGGACTTATTGCAGATGATTAATGCAGGCTTCAACCCATTGCAGGTGATTAGCGAGCAGACAGGCAAGAGCATCGGACAGCTGAAGGAGGAAATGGAGAAAGGCGCAATCTCCACCAAGATGGTGCAAGATGCGTTCCACGCAGCAGCCAGCGAGGGAGGTCAGTTCAACGGAATGCTCGAAGCACAGAGCAAGACCTTGAAGGGATCGATATCCAACCTTGAAGGAGCCTGGCAGTACATGCTCAACGACATAGGCGAAGCACAGGAAGGACTCATCGTAGGCAGCATCGACATGGCACAGAAGATAATCGCCAACTACCAGCAGGTAGGACAGATTATCATGGGATTGATTACCACATACGGAATCTACAAGGCAGCGGTGGTTACAGCCATTGCAGCCGAGAAGCTCCACATCGAGACGCTGACCATCGCCAAGGTGCGAATTGCCGTCGTAGAGAAGGTGCAAGCCGCCCTCAACGCAACGATGCTCGCCAACCCATACGTAGCAGCAGCCACCGCCCTCGGTGTATTGGTTGGAGTATTGGTAGCCTGCCACGACAGCACCACGGCAGAGGAAAAGGCACAAGCCGCCCTCAACGAGACGATGGAAACCGCAAAGCAGAAGCAGCAGGAATACAACGATGAGACAGACAGAGCTATCGAGCGAGCACAGCAGGACGAGGATGCAACCCACGGACGCAAGAAAGCGATGGATCTGCTTATTCAGAGATATCCAGCCATCATCAAGAAATACATAGACGAAGAAGGACACCTCCGCAACATACTAAAACTAAAACAAGAGATTGCAGCACAGGATGGACTTAACAGAGTGCGGAGCCTTCAGACAGACAAGAATGACGCAGACAGAGCCACACGAGCCTTCAAGCTGGAACAGCAGGCAAGAAACAAGGCTGTCAGCGCAGGAATGGGAGCCAGCCAATACAGGCAGTTCTTAACAGGCTCGCAGCAAGCCGAAGTGGACTGGGCAAACAAATGGTACAAACAGAAGACGAACCAGCCATGGTACCGAGGAGCCACCATCGAGGAGCAAATCAAGTTCTCGAAGGATTACAGCGTCGGAGCCAACAAAAACGTCGCCAGGGAGCTGACAACACAGAATGCGGATAAATTCGCTGAGACATTCAAGGACATGACAAAGCAGCAGCTGCAGCAGGTCATTAACACGCTTACCAAAGGCAAGAGGACAGGCAAGAACGTCCGCTTCAACTTGAAGGGTCTCGGCAACTACGCATACAGCCAGAACGATATCCTGTCCATGCTTACCAAGGCACAGGGAATCGCAGCAGCAAGAACCAGGTCGAAGACCACCTACAATAAATCGGATTGGGAGAAGCAGCAGAAGGAGGCGCAAGCCAAGCTCGACCAGATGGCAGACAGCCAGAAGGGAAGCAAGGAATGGAAACAGCAGGTCTCACTCGTTAAGGAAGCGCAAGACCACATCGCCAGCAGAACCGTCTCCACGCACCAATCGAGAACCACGGCAGCGCATAAGCAGCAGACCGAAGCCGAGAAAGCAGCCAAGGAGCAATCCAAGGCTAACGAGAAGACGGCAGAGGAGAACTACAAATACAGACAGCAGCAGGAACAGCAGCAGAAAGCCAACCAGCTGCTCCAGGCACAAGCCATCGTGGATGCCATGCAGGAGGGAGAGGCGAAGAAGCTCGCCCAGCTCGACCTCAACTACAAGAAAGAGAAGGATGCCATCGACAAGGAGGAACAATCGCTCCTCCAGGCAAAGATAGACCATGCGAAGAACCTATGGGACGCAGATCCAAAGCATGAGAACCAGGGATTCTACGCAACAGGACAGCAGAAGGGCATCAAGCTCACCGATGAGGAGAAGGCTGGCATCACCGCCAAGAAACAATCGCTGGACGCAACAACAACCCAGCAGAGGAGCGAGCTCATCAAGGCATTGCTCGATAAATACGATGACGAGAACGAGAAGGCAGAGAAGACACGCAAGGCTATCACGGACGACATCGTCCAGCTCACCAAGCTGAGAGACGAAGCAGAGAAGCTGGGACAGAACGACATCGCCAAGAACTACGAGCACAAGAGGCAGCAGGCAGCACAAGCCCTGGAGGAGAACATACAAAGCGTTTACCTCGAGGAGCTGAAAAAATCCATTGATTGGGATGCCGTCTTCAACAACCTCGACCGACAGACCACCGAACAGCTGAAGGCAACGAGAGACAAGCTCACCTCATACAAGAACAGCAAGGAATACCAGCAGGCGACACCAGAAAACAAAAAGGTGGTCTCCACGGCAATAGACCAGCTCAACGATGCCATCATCAAGGGGAGCGGAATATTCGGCAACCTGGCAGAGAACTGCAAGGCATACGAGGAAGCCAGCGAGCGATACACCACCGCCCTGCAAGAGCTGAACATCGCCCTATCGGAGTTTGATGACATCGAGGACAGCGACGCACCAGAAGAGGCGAAGGAGGCTGCGAAAAAGAAGGTCGAGGCTGCACAGAAGAAGGCAGACGATGCGAAGAAAGACAAGGACACCAGCAAGGTGAACCGAGACAAGAGCTTCGATACCACCACGGACAACCTCATCCAGCTATCGCAGGCAATAACCCAGCTGGGCAGCACCAGCGAGATGAGCCTTTCAGAACTTGGCAACGTCGCCAGCAATGTAGCAAACGTATTCGGAGAGGCAGGCTCTAAGATAGGAGGCATCATCGGTGCCATCCTTTCATTGTTGGATGCAATACAGAAGCAGGGACTCTTCAAGTTCGTAGGTAACGTTTTTCAATCAGCATTCGGAGCGGTCGGTGGAGTTTTCCGAAGCCTTACAGGAAGCAAGCTATTCGGTACCGACACCAGCATCGAGGACACCATCAGCGACCTGACCCAATCCAACCAAGACCTGGAATCAGCCGTAACAAGGCTGACTGAGGTCATGAAAGACAAGGCAGGACAGGAAGCAACCGACACCTACCAGCGAGCAAAGAAGAACCTCGAAGATGCCACCGCCAACAAGCAGCAGATCCTGCGAGATACAGGTGGCGCATACAAGAACGGATTCATCGGCATAGGAGGAAAACACTCCTCCAACGCACACATAAACGATTCCATGAGCTCCGCTGATTGGCAGCGAATCAGCCAAATCACAGGAGAGAACGTCCGCTCAGCCTCGGACTTCTGGAACCTTACCAGCGAACAGATGGCGAAGGTGGCAGACGAAGCGACAGACCTGTGGTCTAAGATTAAGAATGCCAGCAACGACGGCTACAAGAGCAACGCCAGCAACATGGATGAGTACATCGAGTATTACAAGAAGCTCATCGACTTGCAGAATGACTACAACGAGGCAGTGACGAACCTATCCTTCGACAACACCAGGGACGGATTGAAAGAGCTGCTGAGTGACACCACCAAGGGCGTGAAGGATGCAACCAAGAAGGTCAAGGAATACATGGAAGAAGCAGTTCTTACATACATCACCAAGACCACCCTCGCCAAGGATATGCAGGATTGGTACACGCAGTTTGCAAGCGCAATGGCAGACGGCAAGCTCGACCAAAGCGAAAAAACTGACCTCCAAAAGAAATACGAGGAAGCATACCGTAAGGGAGAGCAGGCAAGAGACAACGCCTACGCTGCCGCAGGAATCGACCCAAAGGAAGACTACACGCAGAGCAGCACAAGCGCAACTCTCAGCGGTGCTACGCAAGACCAGCAGGACGAGACAAACGGCAGGCTTACCAGCATACAGAACAGCCTGTCCATTGTTGCGGACGCTGTCCAGCAGCAAGCGGAGAACAACGCCATCATTGCCAACAGCGCAGCCATTATCCGCAGCAACATGGACGACATGATGGAGATGCAGATCCAAGCCGTCGGGTACCTGGAAAAGATAGAGCGACACACCAGCGAGCTGCCATCGATGAACCAGAAGCTGGAGAAGATAAGAAAGAACACCGAAAAGTTATAAGGAGACAGAGGC